CCTGAGACCCTTCAAAAATATACGTAGAACATTTTATATTCGGTATGCCATATGCCCTTTTAATAAAATAGGCAGAATTAAGGGTATCTGTAAGAAAGGCACATCCTTTTAGAAACAGTGTTAAATCAAAATCTTTTCTACCTGCGTAATATTTTCTAATGTTCTCAAGTTTTATCTTCAGAACAGATGGGTAAAACAAATCGAGAAATGTTAGAGAATAAAAATCCTGTTCCCGTTGATACGTAGAACCAATGCCAACCCCGCAGGTTCCGTTCTCTTTAAACTGCTTATCTGTTCCACTATGAAAAGAATCATAAGGAGTTATTACCGGACAGCGTATATCAATGTAAAGAACAGGCGAAAGATCTTTCTTTAATAATACAGTATATTCATTTAAAATAGCGATAGGATCAATAACACAATACTTCGAAATGTATGTTGGAGCTTTTCTAAATGTTCCCGACCCAAAACTGGCGAAGACATGCCGCATGCCATTACAGCACACGGTATGCCCTGCCTGGGGGCCACCGGAGTAGCGGATGACAAGAGAATTTGGATTTTGTGAGCAAAGGTAATCGACTGTGAGTCCCTTTCCTTCGTCGCCATATAACAAGCCGATTACAGCCAACAGTTTCTTCTTTTTCATAAGATTATTTCAGGTTTCTCAATCTTAATATCTATTTTAACATCAACTTTTTGTTCTGGTTTTGTAGCAGCGTTTTTGATTATAATGTCAGCAATGGTTGTTGCCAATTCACTATGATTCTCAACGACAATGAGATTATCATGTAGAATTTGTTTCCATCCATCGATAACTTCTTTTCGACTTCCAGCTGCAGTTTCTTTAATATGAAGATGGTACACATTGTACTTCTCCATAGCTTTTTTTAAAAGAGCATCGTGCGTAAAATCTTCATACTGACCATCACCCATAATATCCTTTACTTTGCTTTTTGATATTTTTTTAAGAACTGGTTCATCTCCTATGGTAAAGAGAAATCCTTTCTCACCCCTTTTTTCGAAACAGTCAATAGCTGTATGATACCCAGCCAAGTACCACGCGAGATGATATGATTCCCCATAGTTTGCCCCACCACCACCTTCGAGATAGACATCCTTGAGCCATTTATCCAGAAGATCGTCGCTGGACTCAAACTGAGCTACCTGCAGGGGTGATTGATCACACTCATGATCTCCTATTCCCATAAAGAGAACCTGGGGATCTTTAATTCCTTTTTCAAGGATTTCTCCCATGAGAGTAGGAAGTCCTTTTGTAATGAGATGATGCGGGATAGTTCCCATTGATCCGGTTACATCCAAAGCAAGAATTATTGCTAAAGAATTGGGATGTTCTTCAGAATCTCTTGATTCCCTTACAACTATTCCATGAGGATTCATTGCGTTGTTAATAGATTTCTGAGTGAATATCTCTTCTTTTGCTTTAAACAGCCTACGACCAGTTTTTACATCCATAGTCGTATAGCTTGCTTCAACACTCGCTGTTGCGTTAGATACTGAATATGTTCCACCACCCATTATTGACCTCCGAATAAGTAAGCATATCTTTTCTTAGCGATTTCGAGAGTAATCTCAGCATTGCGTATTTTAACACCGAGTTCAACATCCTTGTCAGCATATTCTTGAGATTTAAAATCACTTGCAAGAATAAGGCTTTGAGCATTCGTTGGTGAAAGATCGAGCATGTTTTCCTGCTCTCTCGCCATTTTCTTTATACTCATTTCAAGATCCTCAATCTTTCTTTTATACACAAGTTGAGTATCTTCAGCAATAGTTGCAGCTCTATCATCTCTGATTTGCTTGTTGTTTCGTTTAAGAGAGCTAACAAAAGCTCCGACTTCCTGTTCATTTTTTACTTCATCGCTCATACATATTCTCCTCTTTTTAAATTTGTTCCCTCTTTATGATAATCACTTAGTTCACAATCGCTGCATTTGTTTTTGAATGGTGCATCAACTCCATGCAGTCCACTCAAAGACCAGCAGCCGAGCATACCATGTAATGCCCCATGATAATGACACCAACGTGGCTGAGAGTAAAGACGCATGAACTTGGTCCACGTCCATCTGCGTCTCCCTGCATAAAAATACAGCCGAATGCGGTCATCAATTTTTAGTTTATGGATTTTTCTATTCTTTCTCATGCGGCGCAACCTTGTAGTATCCTCCGCCAAGCCTCTCAAAAGAATTATCTTGTGTTGCAGCGCAGCAGCAAGCGCCTTTGTTTCCTATGTTGTCGTGATCCCACGGTTGAACACTCTTTTTTGTTAAATCTGGGTAGAAGGCTTCCAGTATTTTTTGTATTTGTGTGTAGTGAAAAATCTCACCTTCATGACTTTTGTTAAAAACCTTTTTAATTTTTTCGTGGTGTGTGGGTGCAAGTATATTCATAAATTCCTCCATAATTTATTATATATGAGACAATTACTATGTCTCTTTACTTCCGTCAAACACTTTTTTATATGATTTTATGACAAAAAAATACCGGAATTTCTTCCGGTAAAGGTACACGTCGTTATATCTCCCCTATTCGAACATATAACCTACTTTTTGAATATGAGAAGTAGAACAATAATGATGAATTGCCAATCAGATCCTTTTAAAATGTTTTGAATGTGCCAGGATGCGTAACCCACATAGCCAAGCCTGCCTCTGGCAATGAAGTCAACCATAAGCAAGGTTATGAATAGAAGAAATAGAAGTTTTTTAGGATCGCGTACTTGCGCTAATAGATTGTTTTTAAGGTCGGTTAATACTTGCATAATTCCCCCCCTACAATGAGAATCTATGTATGTGTAGATAATGTACTCATTTTTGGGGGGAATGTCGAATAATTTTTTATTTTTCTTCTATGAAATCTATCCAAACTAGGACAGAGAAATTGCTGGGGTAGCAGTGAGATGTTACAGAAAGTACTTTGCATCCTCGTTCTTTCCAGGCACGCTGACGCAATTCTGGTGTGTTCTCTCCCTTAAAGGCAACATAGTGATCACGATCATAGCAAATAAAACATCCATCTTGGTAGGGGTAATATTCAGCTTGAGCAATGGAACATGTCATAATAGCTATAATTATAATGGTAAGCATGGCTATTATAATAAAGATGATTCCTTTTTTCATAAATTTTTTCCTTTGTGATATATCAATAGGATTCGTAATACATTTCAAATGATTTAGGATCAGCATCTATTTTATTTATTACAATGTAATCCTCATCAAAAATAATATCCGGTATTTTCTTCCAGGAGTATCCCCCGCCGGTTTCATAAGAATAGGGAGGTATATCTATTACAAATACTCCTTCTTGTGCTTGAGCAACAGCATAGACATGATTTTGTTAAAAGGCCCAGACTTGTAATAATTTCTCCAGCTATCCACGAAGGCGGTAGTTATTTCTTTATTAGCAAGAACAGTGTCTATCAAGCTAGCTAAGTCTTTTTCAGTAAGATCTTTGCTATTTGCTATTTTTATCAAATGTTCTAGGGAGAGTGTTCCTATAAAATTCATGGAAGCCTTCATATTTTTAATATACTTGGTATGTCAAAAAGATAACAAGTCTGCCTTTCTTTTTAAGCCTGGTATTGCCAAATTTTGGTGCTGCTTTTTAAGAGAACGGTTATTTTTTTGTTGATGATTTTGTGATTTATGCGTATATTACTAATAACATTCTATCTTCGAATGTACCCAAATATATCTATCACAAAAGCACTTGTTCAGTACCCACAACAATACATCGCCCCGAACAAGTGCTTTTTGTTTTTTAAAGACAAAAAAATACCCATGACTGCTGTAAGAAATCATGGGTATCTATGTAATTAGATAGCGGGGGAAAGGGGCTTCGCTTTTGTTTTAACAACTGTTTTTGGTGCGATTGATTTTTTAACTTCAATCTTTTTGGTTTGTTTTTTTGCAGGAGCTACTGCACCCTTTTTCGATGTTGCTGGTTTTTTAGCCCCTTTCGAAACTTGTTTTTTCATACATACTTCCTCTCATTTTTTAAAATTTGTGGGGTTTGCGCCCACATCAGAGTATCTCACTCTTCAGCGGTAAGGCGTCTGCTTTCGCAGCTTGATTCACTTCGGGATTGTTACAAGTCAGTACTATATCTGTTGCACTGAGAGTTTCCTTTCTGTTTAACAACAAATTTGTAGAGCAAGGAACTAGTGAAGTATTCCTTGGTACGTTCTTTAACTTTGCTTGTAACTTCTGCATTTTTTAAATGCTCCCTAATCAACCAATTACTCTTGATCCTCACGGTTCAAGCCCCTTGCTTTAGCTGGGGGTGATTGACCATAGATACGCCTCTGTTTACGAAAATTTTTTAATTTCTGCTCCTCTTTTTTTGAAATAAGTGAGGACTTCCTCAACTTTCTTTCCGATAGTCCATCGAGCAACAAATGGCGCTACCGTTACAATTCCGTTTTTTTCTTCCATTCCAAAACAAGCATCGTGGGTAATAACCCAATACCACACAATTATTTACCATTCGGAGGAAGCACCACCGCCCCCCATTTCTCCGCCGCCCCCTGAGAAATCATCTGATTCTGAAGAAGGCGTGTCAGATGAACTATCGGTGCTACTGTAATCCATTGTGTCAGCAACGACATCTATTGCTGCTGCAGTAATAACAGTATCAAAAGAATCATCATGGCTTTGTTCTTTCACTCTGTCCGCAAAATTGTGGCAAGTCGGGCAGATAACAACTTCCTTGATCGAGTCTTTTGTAAAAGTGTGATTCTTGTTTGCTTTGCAGCGATAGTGTGTTTCCATAGATTACCCCCAGTAGTCTTTATTTTAGTATCGGATTTTTATTTTATCAAATCCTTTTTTAATGCTAATCTTGTTTAAAATAATTGAATTATTTCTCATTTTTTGATACATTATCTATATATACATAGGAGTTGGATAATGAAAAATACAGCATTAACTATATTGTGTGGTTTTATCTTTTCCTTTTTCTATTGTGAAGGAATGGATATCCTTATTAAAGATTATACTACCCCTCTAAATATAGCTGTAATGTGCGACGGAAATGCTGGTTCTATTGAATCGTCAGAGATTGCCTGTGAGGAGACAAATACGGATCTTACTGTTATAAATACTGAACTGCGGAGCCTCGAAATGTTTTCAGCCATTGAAACAGTTAATGGTAACATTATTATTGAAAGTAATAATCTATTAAACAATATAAATGGACTCAGCCAAGTAAAATATGTAGATAAAGATTTTATTATAAACGATAATGAAAAACTCACTGAAGCTGAAGTAAGACGAGTGATATTAAAAATACTCAATGAAAATAGAGGATACATAGGAGGTAACATAATATTTAACCATAGTATATTAGATATAGAGATTTACGTAACTACCGACATTTAATTCGGCAGAAAGGTGCCCCCCTCTGCCGAATTTCTAATCTTTTCTGATAATAGAATGTACTTTATCGCCATAATCAACTATTTGGGTTGGTGACGGGTCGGCTTCTTTTGCCACTTTTATTCCAGCTTTTATGAATTTATCATAAATTAGTTCACTACAGTACCAGGCTCTTTCATCATCGAACATTCTGTCGAGCCACCAAAAGGCCAATCCGGTATAGTCGTAGAGTGCGTTCATGGTTTCAGTGGTCAGATATGAATGCAAAATAGTACTTGTTTGTGCTTCTGTCAGGGAAGGTTTCATTATAACGAGTGTTCGTTTCTGATAGTGGCTGTAATCAAAATAATTCATTCCATTGCTGTCAGCACTGGCCAACACAAGAACCTTTATCTTTTCTAGTTTTGCATCGATATCTTCAGAGTCTCCATAATATGTGAAATATTTCAATCCCAGTCGGTGCCACTCGTCCTCCATCAGTTGAGTTTTTATATTTTCACAGTAGTAGGCAGTAAATGCATGAGAATATTTTCCAGAGAGGGCAGAGATTGCTTTTGCTATAATGTTATTGTTTTTTGACTCTACACAAATGTTATACAATCCTTCTCCATGAAGTTTGAAGAAATCATACGCCGCCCCATCTAAATCTTTATGAGTACTGGGAACCCACTCTGCTTTCTCTTTTTTATCTATGTATTTATTTAATTTGTGAATGAGACTCATAATGAAACCCCCAATTTTATTATATATGTTTACTATACATTATAGTGAGACTATGTCAATTATTATATCAATATTTCTACAAGGTCTTCTTTGGTAAGAATATATTTTTTATTTTGTCGCATGTAGTCCAATATTTTTTGTATATCTTCTTCAACCACTATTTCTCTACATTTGGTGTTATTACAAAAACATTGAACATATTTTACAAAGTTCCCTACATCAAAGTCATCATGCACAGTACCACACGATTGACACCAGAAAAGTCTTAATGGTTTTTCCCAGGTGTGTCTTGCTACAGGCAGTCTCATACCCTTAAAGTGTATATCAAACTCATCGCTCATATCAATATCTCTACAAGGTCTTCTTTGGTTAAGCGGGCTTCTCCCTTTTTTATCATGGCAGCTTCTGCTGTGCTGGGAGCAATATGTATTTTTACTGCGTCTAGACTGCACAAAGTACAAAACATTTTATCAACGGGGTGACCTATTACGATCTTACCACAGGAGGGACACCAGTATACATTATTTAACGCATCATATTGCATATCAACATATCTTTTTGTCACCGCATTATTCATATCAATATCTCTACAAGATCTTCTTTGGTGAAGTGGCTGCTGTGTCTTTCTGTATTACCTTCAAGCTTCCGTGCTTTCCAGTAGGGGTGCCTGTGACGTGCATATTTTATATCATTATTGGTGTGTCCGGTTTTTCTTTGCCAATGTATCGCTAATGCTGATTTTTCTCCCCAGGAAACTTTACTTTTGAGGCATCGATCAATATATTCCATGGGAGTCTTTGATTTAAGAATATCTTCTTCAGTGTATATTGTTTTTGCCATACACGCACCTCATGACATTTTGGTATTTTTACTAATTTTATGCAGTGAAGTAGCCTCAAGTACAATCGTATCAAGATCTGAAACAATTCTATTAAAAAGAATTTCCAGTGCTTCCATGGTTCTTCTTGATGCCCGTTCTCCAGTTTGTTTTGTAACATAATCATAAAAAGATTTAAAAATATCATCGAGATCAGCGTCTTCTTTATCGTAATTCTCATCTGAATTTTCAGAAAGAATAACTTTTGAGCATAATTCAATTTTGTTTTTATCTGAGTCGCTTCTGAATATCTTATCTACTTCAATAATTTTAGGATTAACCCGCAATGCTATCTGATTCATTCCTAAAAGACGAATACCTGCCAAAGTGCGTACTCGAGATAATGCAACGTAGCCCATACCTTCTTCAAATACTCGGGATAAATCCATTTCGACACAATCCAACGACATTCCCTGGCTCTTATGAACGGTCAAGGCCCAACCAAGTATCAAAGGAACTTGTGTCACTGATGCTACAGTAACTTCGCGTACTTTCATTACGGTATCACCATATTCATCGAGACCTTCTGTTTTTTCATGTCTCATTCTTTTCCAGGATTCAGGAGGCGCTGTAATTATTTTACCATCAATCGTTTTTACTATTGGGTATTCTTCATCATCAGATTCTTCATCGGTATCTTCATCGAAATCTTCAGTATCAAGATCTGGCTCTGTAAATCCGATAACGACTCCCTGTGTTCCATTTACATAACCTTCCTTTCTGTTATTTTTTATAAAAATAACAGGAGTTCCTATTTTTAATGAGAGTTCTTCTTTGGCAATGCATCCTTTTTTTAAGGACTCAACAATGTTTGGATCACCAAAGGAGTTCATTATGTATGTATTCGCTGGTTTATTTATTTTTGCAAGTTCACTTGAGTTTATTAAATCTACATCTTGATTTAGTGGATATAATTTTAATGGCGTACTTTCATTTTCTAATTTTGCAAGGTACCGGCTATCGAGTAGTTTTTTTGATGTCGGACTAACCGAATTTTCTCTTATTTCATTTAGGATTGAGATGAACTCCTTGTCTAATTGTCTGTATTGCTCTTCAAGATAGCAAATTTTTATGTTGCTCCTTGTCCATGTCTGCGATTCAAATGCGTAACATTTTTTCTTTCCATTTTTAACAACAGGAGGAAGCTGAAAGAAATCACCAGATAAGATAATTTGAATTCCTCCAAAAGGTTTGGTTGATCTTTTAATTCCTTTGCAGATTTTATCGATAGCATCAAGTTGGTGTGCGTGTAGCATAGATATTTCATCTATGATAAGAGTATCACATGCTCGTATATTCTTACGAGCAGTCTTATCGTTTTCAACAATGTGTTCTATGACATCATCATCAGCTAAATCTGATTCATCACGAATCATTATCCTTGACCAAGAGTGTATTGTAGCTCCATCTATGTGTGTTGCAGCTATTCCGGTTGTAGCTGTTACTGCGACATCCTTGCCACTTTCTGTTAATTTTCCAATGCATTCGTTTAGTACCCATGTTTTGCCTGATCCGGCAGCGCCGGTAAGAAAAATGTTGTGCCCTCCCATTATAATTTCAATGGCTTCAGTTTGTTTCATTTTATATCCTTTTATCTTACTACGTATTCTTTCTCAATAATTTCTGCAAACTCCTCCCCTTTTGCATAGGGTTGAATCCAAATGATCTTTCTTTCCTTGAACTCTTTACCGTGCGCCTGGTTTCTCCAGTGACCACGAACAACCCATTTCCCAACAAGTTTTCTATGGTGCGAGGATTCTTTCTCATAGAGTTTTATAACATTCTTGTATGAGTGGTCGATTGTAATATTCTGACCAATAGTATAGTACGGTATCTGAGTTTTTTTCTGAGCTTGTCTGATCTTTGCTTTATTCTTTAGATTTTGAATATTGGATTTTTTAGTAGACGTGAGTCCAAATTCAGTAGGGTCTTTTGAGTTTATATAAAGAAGAGCGTTTATCGCAAAAGATAAAGTATTTTCAAGAAAGGTTCTATCATAATCTTCATTACACCTTCCATATTCTTTTTTTTGATACTCACCATCATATTTCTCAAGAATAGCATTTATTTGTTCAAACAAGTCACCGTCGTGTAATGCCAGATTCCAGTAATACATTGTTTCACGCGGGTCACTTGGCTCAATGATCAAATCACTGATAGCACAGATAACTACATTCTTACTGTTCTCATAATTTTTATACTGTTGATACTCTTCTGAGAAACCTTCAAAATGTATTTCTTCTTTATTAAACACAGCTACATATAATCCATCAATAGGTATATTGAAGGGATTCATTAGTTTTACTTCTTTTGGTATAGCAATGAAAATACATTTGAACGGTGACTGTACGAAAAAAGCATCGAGGTTCTTTAACTCAGTATCAACAAGCATGTGAACTAATTCTTTTGTCGGCCTGAATACTTTCTTTCCACATTTATAAAATAGATAGGGAAGATACGTATCCCAAAACCGGGAACGTATGTTTGACATATCCGATTTAATAGATTTTACTTCTTTTTTAAGTTTATCAAATATACTTTCTACGTAGGTACTGCAGGCATTGTCATAAGGGAAGGCTGTGTAGTTTCCTTTAAGATGCGCATCGATTTTATTTATAATGTCGTAAAAAGGTTCATCGGGAAAGTTAAGATGCCTGTGTATAATTTTTGAGGTTTCTTCATAGGTCTCAAAATGAATTTTATTATACAGCTCTGACATATTATTTTTTCTTTACTGGGCTCGCAAGCACTGCTTTTTTCAGGACAGTTTCAATGTAACCTGACATAGTTCTATTTTCAGAATCGGCGAGTTGCTTAAGTTTCTTTTGAAGCTCTTCCGTAACTCGGACACCAATTTGTTTTGTTTTTTCCATAAAAATACCTATTTATAATCAATATACAATGTTAAACAGTGTTTGTCAACATTTTATTGCTTTTTAATACCTGGTTTTATAAATTAATCCTTTTTCTTCATAATCGAGGGCGAGCATGACCATAGATTGGGCTGAGTGGTCCCGGTCAGATCCGCTCAAGCAAAACCCGGCTTCCACAACTTTTAAACTTTCCAGTTCTATGACTGAATTAAATGCTAATTCTGATTCCATAAGTTTCCAATCAACAATTATTTTATCTCGTAACAATGCATAATTGAGTACCTGCGCTCCGACTCGATTAAATGTAGTAATGAGCTTTCCTTGCAGAGTTTGCTTATATTCTTCTATTTCTTTATCTCGTTTGTCTGCTGCAGTTTTCTTTTCTATGGCTTTTTGCAGTTCTTTTAGTTGCTGCCGTTCTATATCATGAAACAGATAAAGCGTTTTTAACTCGGGGGAAACGCCTTTTACATTTTGTATGTTATCCGCCGAGTCAAAATTAGATTTTACTTCATAGATGAGAGTATCAGCATAGTTGGGCCGGTAATAATAGATATTTTTATCTTCCCAGATGATTGCTTCTATCGAAGAAAAGGTGGGTGACTGGTTAAACTCGAGCTTGGCCATCATATCTGTCCCGGCTTTTCTTTTTGCAACATCGAAATTCTGAAATAATATTTTATCGTTATACGTGTAGCCTTTTATTACGTTCTTGGCCGGAAGGTTTTCTATTTCTATTGATACTTCAGATATGTTTAGTACTGCATTCCCTTTAACAGAGGCACGATACCAGCCATCTTCTATAGAGGTATTGTATTTCTTTCTATTGTATTGAAATGTATTATTAAGTACTGGTACGATGCATGTTTGGGGTGCTGTGAATTTTTCAAAGTTAATCATAGAAAACTATCCTGCTTACCTCGATTTTATGTGTATCCTTAGTGGGATTGAATACAAAGTTTGAATAATTGCAGCATTCTTTTGACGAGTTTCCTCATCGATACCTCTCGACACTTTATAATAGTATTCACTTATCAACCAATTAGGATATTGTTGACTACCTCGCATTCTGTTGCATTTTTTACATGCAGTAATGAGATTCTCTTCAGTGGATGGTCCGCCCTCTTCCCATAGAACAATATGATCTACGCTGAGAGGTATACCCGTTTTTCCACAATAGCGACATGTGTAATTATCTCTGTGAAATACTTTCCATTGAATAGTTTGATCGATCTGTCTGGTAGATTTTCTCAGGATAGTTTTTACAAGATTTCCTTCAGTATCCTTTGCAAGGATTTCTGTTTCCATGATATCAGATTGGCGAACTAATTCATTCCATTCTTCAAGTGTCAATGGCATGAGCACATTATCATATTCTGAATTAAATTCATCAGGGAGGTAGCATAGATAATTTATTCCTTCACCTGACCAAATCATACCAGAAATTTGTACTGTATTTCCAATACTGAGAAGGTTTAAATTTTTAAATAATACAATATTCATTTATTACCTTTTTTTAATCTTTGTGATAGTATCTCTTTTAATGTCTTCTTTTGTTCCTGCGATTCTTTTTTCTCAAGTTTTTTAAGATACGACATATCTTCATCTACCATGAGTTTCTTATACGTTCCAGGGTCAGTTTCTTTCAATCGAACAAAACGCTCCCTTGATTCTTTAACCATTCTCTGAATATACTCTTCATCGAGTTCATCGATGCCATCGAGTTCATACTCAGGATCGTTTTTCTTTATTGTTTGTACGAATTTGTCCAGCGTGAGATCGCAGTATTCATCAATCCAATCAGCTATGAAATAAAGTTTATCCGGTGCATAATCAAGAGTTCCAAACAGAATTGGATCTTTTTCTTTGATCTTCTGCTTATTAGTCTTCGGATCGGCTACAGCTCTCTTTTTATTATCTATATCGATCTTTTCTTTATAATCAAGATACAGCACCATGTAATTATCAAACATCATGAGTTTTTTAAACTTATCCAGGCGTTTCTTGACGTTGGCTGGTATTGGGCGAGAGTAGTCTTCTAGTTTGCTAAATTTTATATCAACATCTTTGACTTTATCTTTGTACTTATCAATAGATTCTTTGCTGATGATATACTCAATGCCACAAACGTTTATTTCCTGCTCACGTACACAGACTGCTATCTTCTTGGCGAAGTCTTCATACAAAGCCTTCTGCCCGAGGTCTTCTGCTTGCTTAACCAGAGTTTGTAGTTTAAAAAGGCGCTCGGTCATTTCTTTCTGCTCAAGCTTGGACATCTTTGACTTAACAAATTTGAAATATAATTGAGGATGGAGGACTTTCTTATCGATTACCCAAGTTACATTAACAGCTGTACCAGCGTTAGTTACATATTGAGTATATTGAGTAGGTATATAATAAATATTTGTAGCAGTCGTGAGATTAAGCATTCCTGCATTAGTTGCATCGATCCAGTTTGTTGTTGAGGAGGTAGTGCTATCATATGCATTTATGCCTGTAATAGTTCCAGATGTATTTGTTGTGCTTGTCCAGGTTGACATAAGTACCTCTTTAAAGATTTTCTAAAAAGAATGATGCTATGACGGTGTTANAGCTTTTTCCTTTNTGCTGTAACATATCTTCAAGCAACTGCTGTATTTCATTTTTTGTTGCAGGACGTATTGCTGTTAAAGAATTATTNGGCAGCTGCTTGCAAACACCAGAGAAATCATTTGCATTAGTTCCTCTACCATCAGACTTTATAATTAGAAGAGGCTCCCCGATAGCATAACCGTGATCATTGGGATTACTTAGTGGTACTACAACAACACCTAATTCGTATGTTATAGCGACTGATTTCTCTTTTTTTGAAGGTGGTAATTTTTCATCAATGGCAATTTCAAATGCTTCCCTAAGATAAGAATCATGGCCTTCCCAGCTATGTCCATCAATTGTTTTAGCAAGCTGCAGTGCTTTCTTTGAGTATTTAGTACTTTCTGATTCCCGTGAATCCTTTTTATAAAGTCCGTATTTGTTTCCCCAGGTATTGGTTTTCTCATAGAGAACCTCTACGAGATGGTCAATGAGAGATTCCTGTTGTTTTGATGTAGCAGTTACACCTTTCTTTTCTTTGATGCTTTTTGTCATAATATCCCCCAACTAATTATTTAATTACTCCGCAAAATGACAGATCACTTCGATTAAATTACCGTGCAGTTTTTGTGTGTAGTCACATTTTTCGCAAGCGAGCATAACTACTCCATCAACTTCCTTTCCAATGAGTTCTTCATCAGCACATGTTGCACATGTTAATGAGTGCATGCGAGGATTGCCTTGAAATTTTGCTATCTTTTCAATAAGTTTTTGATTAGTTATCACCATCAACACTTCTCCATACTAAATTAATATCTTCATCCTCGATTGTTCGAGCTATGATTTCATTATTCTTTTTTAATATTATTCCAACATACATGTGGCTATCTGGTACATATTCAATCGTATAGATATCATCTGACTTACTCGAAAGAATTGAAACTATGTGATATTCATTTATATTTTTGAGTGTGTGCTCCTTTATCTCAGCAAGGCTTGAAAACTTCCTTACTTCATGAAACACACCTCCGCTGTGTACTGGACATTCAGGAAGATATTCAATCCATGCTGTAAACTCTTCCATATTAATCCTCTACGATAGCATCTCCAGGACAATTGGCTTGTTCCAAACAAGCCCCACAGTTGCTACATTTATTTTTATCAATATCCATTCTGCTATAGCTGTTACCCGAATTTTTAGGATGTATCGCTTCATTGGGGCAAAGCTCTTCACAAGAACCACAAGCCATGCACTCATTTGTAATTTTCATATTAGCTATACTTTCCTACAATAAATGATCTTTTAATAGCAGTACGAAGTCTTTTATACAGAGCATGCTCATCTATCTCTTCTTTTAAGAAAGGTTTAATCTCTTCCAATAGTTTCTTTGTCTCTTCGTCGTAGTTGAATGTACATTTTTCATCAGTCATATCGAATAGTCTTTCCTTTAAGTACTCCCTGACATACTACGCCAGTAACAGTCTTTCCGTTTCTTTTACACTCAAATCCGGTATGAAAGGTATCATCCTGACTGCAGCCGAAAACGCGATACCCGGTTATTTGTATATTAGTGCATCCTTCTGCTTCTAATAACTCAAGGGCACCATTTTCATTGGTGCATCCTATAAACATAAGAAATACA